TTCGCATTGGGGTTATTACTGAATGCAAGTGGGCAGCAAAAAGCCCCTTGGGCGGGGGTTGATGGTGAGCATGGCGGAAGAGGTGAGATTCGAACTCACGGACCCTTGCGAGTCGACGGTTTTCAAGTCTTCGGTGGAATCCTTAAAAATCAACAGCTTGAGTCGAATTCATTTCCGCAACCCGCCATATTTTTTGGCCTGTAAGGTGTTGATTTTACTGGCGCGTTACATGTAGTTGCGGAAACGATTATTGCATAAAAGTGCCCCCATGCGACTACCCTTTCGGGCTGGGGGCTGCGCTATCGGCTCCAGCCATGACCAGGGCCGTCCTGGCAGGTTCTCGCGCTGGTATTGCCGCCCCAGCGCCCCCGTTGGCTTTCCGGGTCATGAAGGCGGGGCTTAAATCAAGTCGGCTTCGGCCTTCCTTCGACGCACCAGGCCGGGCAGCACGCGGCCACCACCACGCACCCAGCGCATGAGCTGGGTCTTCGCTTCGTCCCAGTCCTCGGCGTTGACCTTGCGGCGCAGAGTGGATGCCTGAAGGTTGCCCAGGCCAAGGTTGTAGGAGAAGTCAGCAATGGCGCTCAGGCGCGTGCCGGCGATGCCAGGGCACAGGGCCAGCGTGCCACGCGCGAAACGCATGGCGTCCTGCTGCATGCGACGGTCGGCATACTCCTGCGTCCAGGCTTGGCCAGGCACAACGTCCGGGCCGGTCGAGCCCCAGCCGCATGTCCACACACCGGCCGGGCACAGGTAAGGCATGAGCCGGCACCCCTCGAAGGTCCGGATCAGAACGTAGAGCTGCGCCAGGTCAGCCGATCCGACGGTCACGGCTGAGCACCCGCGAAGCAAAGTAGAAGCCGATGATGACGCCGACCAGCTCCCGGTCCCAGTCGCCCATCTTCCAGCCCTGAGCGTTCAGGGCCACGACCCACAGGTACAGGGCGATCGACGCGGCGGCCGGTCGGATGATGCCGTTCCACAGGTCGGCGATGAAGATGCCAGAGCGCTCGGTCGCGCGACCAGTCGCCTGCATCCAGGCGCTGGCCTCGATGCGAGCGATGTCGGCGTCTGCCTGGACGACCACCTCCTTGACGCCAAGCTCGGACTGAAGGCGCAGGCGCTCGCAGTCGCGCGTATGGCGCTTGTCATCCAGATCGGCCTGGAGCCGGAGCATTTCCAGCTCGTGCTTGTGGTCCTGCCGTTTGTTGAGCCAGGCGGATACCTGGCCCCAGATCATGCGGAAGGCCGCACCACCCAGGAAAGAAAGAATCGCGCTCATTGATGCACCCCCATACAGGGATGCTATGGGCGCGACCCTTCAGTCCCGGATATTTGTCACTCGTTGTCGAGCGCGTCGGACATCACACGCACGCGGCGCTGGCGCAGGGCGCGCATTTGTTCGGCAGTGGCCTCGCCGTCGTCATCGCGTGCCAGCTCCTGGCGGATCGAGCCGTTGATCTTGCGCACCGACTTCTCGGCAGCGGAGAACTCCAGCATCTTCTTGCGACCCTTGGCCGGATCGCCATCGCCAAGCTCGGCAGCGACCTTGCGGGCCTCGTCCTGGCGGCCGTTCTTGACGTAGTAGTCGAAGGTCTGCTTGGCATCGAGCACGCGCTTGCGGTCGTCGTAGTAGGCCCGCTCGCGCTGCGCGTCGTCGTTGGCCCCATAGAAGCGACTGGCCAGCGGCACGCGGTTGACGCTCACGTCTTTGCCGCGCGATCCGGCTTGTGCGGTGTCGATCGCCTGGTCAAGCGTGCGGCCAGGACCACCGGTCATCGTGTAGAAGACGTGCTTCATGATGTCGGGGCTGATGTCGATCGCACCGGGTTTCACCTTGTCGCCGCCGGTCGCGTCGTTGAGCATCTTGGATGCGCCGATCCACACGTCAGGCGTGCTCTCAAAGTGGCGGGTATAGGCAGGCTTGGGGTCGGTCTTGCCGAAGCCTCGGTCAGCCGACTTATAGACCGGCGCGCCAGTGAAGGACTTGTTCTCGGCGATTTGAACGGCAGGGTCAAGCACGCTGGGCGCAATGAGCTGGCCAAGCGACGGAGACGCACCAAGCGGACTGAACGCATCGAGGAACACCCCTGCAATGCTCCAGCCGTACTCAGAGGCGTTGCGCGGATTCTTGCGGAAGATGGCATCCGACAGAAGGCGACCGGCGTTGTGGAAGACGTGAGGCCCCAGCGGCAGCGGCACCTTGACGTATTCGCCAGGGCGCATCGGGTTCATGAAAATCCAGTTGCGAGACTTCTCGAACTCGGGGATCAAGTCGTATCGGTTGCGCTTGGTCTCTTCATCGTCGCCAGCGGCCATGCGGTTTATGGCATCGAGCACGAAGCCCATGACAGCGATACCGCCAACAAACGCCTGAGCCTTGCGACTCGTGACCATGGCCTGCGCCAGCCGGGCCGTACCCTGCACGCTCGCGTTGAAGAACATGTAGAGCGAATTGATCGGGGGGGTCAGGTTGCCCTTGCGGTTGAAGTTGACCGTGATGTTCTTGGCGATGCTGGCGGCCTTGGCCGTTGAGACATTGGCGTCGCGCGCGGCCTGGAAGACGGACAGGCGCACCGCGTTTTCGATGATGTCGTTGTAGTCGTCCACGAACTCCAGGGCCAGGCGAGCCAGTCGGCGCGGGTCCGACTTGCCTTGCTGCATGCGGGCGACTTCTTTTTCCAGGTCGGCCATGCGCTTGTCCGAATTCTCGAACACCTGCATGTACCCAGTGGTGCCGCCTGCTTCCTTGAACTCGCTGGCGTAGCGTGCCCACTGGCCGGTGCCTTGGCCACGGACGATCGCGTGCATACCCTTGAACGCCTTGGGCAGGTTGGCCATGGCCTCACGCTGCAATCCTTCGGCGTCGGTGCCCTCCAGGTTGACCAGTGCGCCCTGGATGTCGCGGGCAAAGTTGGTCAGCCAGAACATCGGGTTGCGCTGGGTCAGCAAGGAAGCCAAGAAGCGCGTGCCCTTGTTGGCCACCTCCAGAATCTTGTTCATCGGTGCGATGTCCAGATTCTTCATGGCGTGGGCCATGGCCATCGCGCGCTCACTGTCCTTGCTGAAGACAATGAAGTGCTCCTGGCCGTAGTGCTTGACCATGACCACGTTGTCAGCGGTCTGGTACAGGGGATCGACAGCGCTGCGGATCACCAGACCCGTGTCCTTGTCGATGCGCGGTTTTGTAGGCGGAACGTCAACCTTCCAGAAGTCCGGGTTCGGGTACTGCTTGGCCATGGCCAGAAGCGTGCGACCGACGACGGCCTTCTCGGCGCGGATCGCACCAGTCTCAGCCTGCGCGACGATGTTGGCCAGGATGTTGACCACTTCACGGTTGGAGCCCACTGCGCGCTTGGATTCAGGGCCTCGAATGCTGAAACCCATACCCTTCGGCGTGCCCGTGCTCTTGATGTCGCGCTGGAGCGGGACGTAGTGCTTGTACGCGGCTTCCCAGGCCGCCACGACGCCAGCATCCTCCAGGCCGTCGGCGACCAGGTTGGTGCGGGTGTCGGCCAACAGTTGGTCCACATCGGCAGCAATCAGGGAAAGCGCCTTGTCCTTACCTGCGGCATTGAAGTCGGCGAGCACTTTTGCGGCCTCTTGGTCGCTCATGCCGGACAGGGCATCGTTGTCCTGCATGCCGGGGTTGATCGCCTTCATCGCAGCATTGCGCTCGGGCGCATGGCGAGCGTGCAGGTACTGGTTCACGTCGTCCATGGTGACGCCGACGTTCTTGCCTGCGACTGCAATCTTCTTCAGAAGCGGCTCGACCTGCTCGTCGTAAATGCGCGAGACGCGCGCGGCCACGCGACCGTGGTACAACTCTTCGCCCAGGTAGGCGTCCTTGGACTCGGACATCTTGCCATAACGCTCTGCAATCGCATCGCGCACGCGCTTCACGTCGATCTTGTTGTTCTGGATCGCGCGGATGAAGGCGTCGCCGGTACCGGGCTCAGTGACTGTCCAAGAAGTGGAAGCCGATGCCACGCCCTGGCTGAACAGCACCGCCGTGGTGTTCTGATTTGGCGTGCCGCCAGACATGCGGACCGTTTCCATGACAAACCGCTCGGCCGTCGAGGCATTGGCTTCACGCAGCCATTTCGCCAGCCGCGCCATGCCAAATACTTCCGCGACCCGCGCCAGAGCCTGCGCGATGCGCTGGATCGTCGTGGGGGTGGGCTTGTTCGTACCTTCGGCAAGATTCTCGGCAACCTCTGCAAGCGCTTCTTCAACGGCCAGCGCTTCGTAGTTGGCCAGCCGGTCCCCGGTCAGAGCGCCGCGCTCTTCATACATCGAGCGTTTGTCCTGGCCATCGACCGACTTCTTCCAAGTCGTGGCAAGCCGACGCACCACCGCGTCGCCAGCCGCCAGGTCCAGCATCGACGCGATATAGTCTGCATTTCGGGTGAAGCGAACTTTCGCGCCCCGGTGAAACAGCTCATGAAAGACCGTCTGATGAACGTCGATGACCGAGCCGATGTTGTCGGCGAAAAGAAGTATTCGTCCATCTGGGAGAGTACCCCCCATTGGACGTATTCCAGACGCGACCGTAACCCCAGCGGCAGCGGGGTCAGCGAAGACTTCGATCCCAGGAGCGTCCGGGACACCCTTTATGGCCGTCTGTGCGGCCTTGCGAACCGCATCAAGCGACATCTTCCCTGGAACTGACGCATCACGGCCAACCGGGCTGTATAGACGCATGCCGTCAGCGTCTGTCTGGTCCGTGTCACGGAACAGCATGACACCCTTGTCGGTCTCACGGGACTCGACGGTCTGGAAGAAGTGATCGAAGCCTGCACGGATTGCTGGAATCTCCCCGGCCGTGGGGTACGGGTAGCTGTCCTCCAGCTCGAAGCCGATGGCCTCGGCAGCCTTCCAGGTCTCGGGCGAAACGATGTTGGCCAGGTAGTCGTTGGATGCGTCCTGGTCCTGGAGCTTGGAAATCAGGTAAGACTCGAAGGCGCGCGCCGACATTTCCGGGTCAGTCGTCCAGTATTCCTTGGAGCGCTTGGCGTCCAGCTTGGCCGACCGCGCCTTGATGGCGGTTTCACGGATGGACTTCATCACCGCGCCAAAGGCTTCGATCATTTCCTTGCGGACCGCGCCCTGGTGCTGGAAAGCGGACCCACGGGACGCGAGCGACACATCGAGGGCGTCGGTCATCATGCCGTCGCCCTTGGCGCGCATGCGAGAGAAGTAGTTGTCCAGGGCGTGCCACCACTCATGGCCAAGTGAGCCCGCGCCGGACTTCTTGGTCAGGTTGATGACCACCTTGCCTGGCTCGTAGTGCGCAGCGGCCGGGTTCACGCCACCGCCACCACGGGCACCGAAGGCCAAGCCAAGTTCGCCGTTAAGCGATAGCGCCTTGGGCGGCACACCAATGATGGCAGCCATGTCCATGAGCGCATCGAAGGCGTCGTTCAAGTCTTTCTGGCGGCGACCCTGCTCGACCCAGTTGCCAAACTCCACGCCACGGAAGCCGAACGTCTCGCCAAACATCTGCGGCGTCACGTCCTGGCCGTTGCGCATGTCTTCGCCGACGCGCGGCTCGTTGGTGTCGCGGCGCTCGCGCGGGATTTCCTTGGACTTCTCCAGCTTGGCAACCAGCTCGGCCTGGTTGTTGAAGCGGTAGTCGCGCGCGGCCTTGATGTTGTCAAAAGGCCCGGCCAGGAAAATCGGGTTGCGACCGACTTTCTTGCCAACCCAGTACCCCTTGGAATCGCGTCGAGAATAAATCTCGAAGCTCGTCTCCTTCTTCTTGGCAGCGGGGTTGATGTCAAGAGAGTCGTAGCGCTCCTTGAATGCCTTGAGCGCTTCTTCCTTGGTGAAGCCTGTTGCGAGTTGGCGCGGCCAGTTGCTGAATGCTGTGGCTGCCGCCTCCTTCTCGACCGTCCAGATCACCTTGGCTGGTTTGTACTCAATGCCGTTATGGATCGAATACTGGCCAGAACTCAGGCGCACACCGCTGAGCGATTGGCGATGACCCACAAGCATGTAAAGCTCGACGCGGCCAGCGACATCGCGCATTCCCTTTGATGTGAATTGCGTCATGAGCTGCTTGGCGCGCTCGACATCGAGGCGGCCGTCCATGAGCTTCATGGTCGTCTCGCGCAGCAGTCGGACCTGATCCGCCCATTGCTTGAGCTTCCAGGACTGGCGTGGCTTGTTGGCCGGAATCTCGTCGCGCGCTGCATGAGCGAAGGCAACAGCCCAAGGGCTTGCGCCGCCATCGAGCAGTGCCTGGTAATCCGGCTGCGGCCAGATTTTGGACAGCGGCTGATTGGCGATGTCGTCGTCTGCGACCGCGCCCAGGTCGTCCTGGAAGGATGTCCAGACATCCTTGCGAGCGCCACCAATCTTCTCGCCGAAGTCCTCGATCTTGCCGTTTGGCTTGGCGGTAGCGCGCGGGTCTGGTGTTGGCTCCACAGTCGTGATGGCGACACCATTCCCGTCGAAGGGCTCGAAGCTCTGTGCAGCCAGCTCGCCGTCCTCGGGGTTCCACCAAAGCGTGATCGGCTTGTTCAGGCTGTCGGCCATTTTCTGGATGCGCTTGGCCATTTCCTTGCCATCAGACTCGGTTGACCCTTCCTTCACAAAGGCGTTGGCCACGGCTTGGGCTGGCGTCATGCCAGGCGACGGCATGGGCGCTTGCGCATCTTGCGATGCAGGCGGACTGCTGAAGATGTCCGTCTGGCCACGGGATGCGGCCACATCGGCAGGTCGGTCGCTGCCGGTCAGAGCGAAGTCGTCGCGCTGGGCATCGGCTTGGGTCTTCTGTTCCGCCTCGCGGTCCAGGCGAGCGCGCTCCTGCTCGGCTTGCTCCAGCTTGGCAAGCCGGTCCTCGATGTCCTTCGGGGTGTAGCTGGTCAGTCCTTCGGCTTGGATGTCTTCGGCGGGTCGGCTCGCTTGAGCTGATCCAGCGTCTTGCGATCCTGCGGGTCGGGCTGCTTGCCCGCCAGCATCTTCTTGAACAGGCTCACGCCCTGCGGGCTGCGCCAGACTTTCTTGGCTTCCTCGTTCATCTTCGGGCCTCAGTTGGTTGATGATGTCGCCACGGCTTGCGCGTGGCACTTCCCCGAACATGTCCGATGCGGGTTTGTTCGCTTCAGTGTAGGCCATGTCGGCAGCGCGACCCAGGGCTTCCACCACGGGCTTGACGCTGCGCGAGTTGCGCACGAACAGATCGAGCACTTCACCGACAAGCGGGTCCGCAGTCATGTCCAGTTGCTGCGCGGCCTTGGCCAGGGCGATGCCTTCACGGCGCGCGTTTACGGCAATCTCGGCCGCCTGCGTCACCACGTCACGGATGTCCAGTGCGCCAGCACCATCCAGGCGGGCCATCTTTGGAGCCACCTGCGCCAGTGCGGACAGCACGTTGCGGGCTTCGGGGTCTTGCGCCTGCGCGTACAGGCGGACCAGTTGGTCGTTGCCGTAGGCGCGCGAGAAGACGGCGGCGCTGATCCGGTCCACGGCCTGCTTGGTCGGTTGGCCATTGGTGTCAAGCAAGCCACCTTGCTCGGACTGAGGCATGGCGCGCACGAACTGGCGCACGGTCTCGGGAGTGATGGACCCGTCCTCGGCGAACTGGAGCGCATCCAGGCTCACGCGCTGGGCGTCGTTCTTGTCCTGCTCCACGGGAGACAGCGAGAGGTTGCCGACCGTGTTGGAAACGTCCCCGATGTCAGCGGTCAGGGAATCCTTGGGCATGATGCGCACCAGCACCGGCTGCTTCATGCCCTTGATGACCTTTTTGCTGATGCCATGCAGGGCGTCGTCGGTCAGCTCCTTGCGGTAGCCGTCGGCCTTTGCGCTGCCGTAGGCGGTCTGCAAGCCAGCGATGCGGCCATTGCCTGCAATCGCACGGATCGCCTGCACCTGGTCGTTTCCATAGTCGATATTGGCTGTACCGTCGGACTTGTTGGACGCAAGCACCTGGTCAGCCTCGACCACAGCGTACTGCACGGGAATGCGTCGGCCGTCGCTGGCCACCGCCACGTCTGACTTGCCGATCTGCGTGGCCGGTACCGTGCCGCCTGAGACCACGGGTGCACCGTTGGCGAAGTCGCGCGAAAAGCCCAAGCGTCCGTAGTCTGGATTGGCGGCGATGCTGGTCATTTGCGCCACTGAGGAAGGCGTCGCACGGTTGCGGTTCTGGAGCACCATTCCGTCAGCCTGCGGCGTTGGCGGCGTCCAGCCAGAACCAAGAAGGCGCTGAATCAGGTCGGACGGGGTAGAGGCAGGGCCAGGCTCAGGCGACTGCGCACGCTGCGCGGCTGCGCGCTGAACGTCAGGCGTCAGGCCCAGGTTGTTCATGCGCTCGACCTCGGCCTGGATGGCGACCAATTGATCGGACGGCATTGGGCTGGCGTTGCCCTGCGGATCGACCTGCATGGTCGGCTTCGGATTGCGAACGGACGGATCAAAGCCCAGCGCCAGCGGTTGCGGGTCTGGTTGCGGCTGTGGATCAGGCTCTTGACGCTGGGGCAGCTTATCGAAGATGCGCGCCACGGTCTGCTGGATGACTTGCGGGGTCTGGCGGTCAGCGACTTCCTGAGCCGCCTGGTCAATCGCACGCGCCACCTGGCGCTCGATGCCACCTTTGCCGATGTCGCCTGCATTCGTGGCCACGTCGGTACCGGCACCCACACCCAGGCCGATCATGCCGCCATACAGGCCCTGCTTGCCCATGGCGTTCAGGTCGATGTCCTCGCCCTTGGCGGTTTGCTTGCCGATGTAGTTGGACGACTCTTCGCCACCTTCTTGTAGGAATTCCTTGGCTCCGGTCTTCACGGCAGACTTGCCGATTTCGGCTGCACCTCGAACGGCAGATTCGCCAGCAAGGCGACGCGCCACGACGCCCTCAGCACCACCGCCCAGCAACTTGCCAAGCACAAGCGACGCTGCCGCGCTGATACCCGCGCCCTGATACCGATCGCCCATGGCCTGGCCTTCGGTATCTGCGAAGGTCTCGGCTGCGTTCTGTGCTGCGCCGGTCACGACAGATGCGCCCGTTGCGGCTGCGCCTGGTGTGACGCTGGCCAGGCGCGGGAAGAGCTTGGCGATGGTCGGCAGCATCTTGACCGTGCCGGCAGCGGCACCAGCGGGTAAGAACATTGAGCCGAGCGTGGAGATAGCCGTATCGGCTGCCGCGCGCGGGTTTTGCAGAACGATGCCGGGCAGGTCCGTGATGCCGACGTTGGGGTCTTGCAGCGCCTGGTTGATTTTGGACTTCTGAAAATTCAGCGCATCAGACCCAACCACCTCGTCGATGGCCTTCATGCCCTTGGACATGCTCTTGGACACACCGAGGTCGATCGTGTCACCTGTAAGCATGTTGCCCAGGTCCGCCACGCCCTTTACGATGGTCGGACCAATCTTCAGGCCAGCGGCTGCGACATCCCTGAGATTGTCAGTCCAGCTCGCATCTGGAGAGGATGTCTCCCCATCGAGATTTCCGGTGAATTCTTTTAGCTTCGGCTGGTCAAGTTGGCCGGAAAACTCTTTAAGGGGCATTCATTACTCCATGACGTACTTCTTCCCGTCCGGCGCTTGATAGACAGGCTTTCCGTTAGAAGTGCCGATCTGCTTGTAGCCTGCTGGGACTTTCGCCTCAATTTTTGGTCCGCTTGCGCTGGGTGCCGGATTTTTGTTTCCGGTTTTTGTGATGCCACGACGCTCCAGGCGCTTGTTCACTTCCGCAGTGATGTCCGCCTCGGAAGCGCCCGGCATTTCCTTCTCGACGGCCGCAATGATCTGGTTTCGGGTCTTCGCGTTGGTTGCATCCACGCCAGACCCTTTTGGCACCGCCGTGCCCACGGTCCGCATGTCGCCTTTGGTTGGCACGGCCGTGACGGTTGCCGTGCCGTCATCGTTCAGGATCGTCACGAGCTTATCCAGGCCGCCTTCGACGCGATCGCGCCGAGCGTTCGACAGGTTTGCCGCCGCGCCGGATGCACCTGCGGCCGCGTTGCGCTGGTTGGCCAGGGCGTTCTGAGTGTCAGAGAACAACTTGGCCAGCGCCGGATTGGACTCAAACTGGTTGCCGGTCAGTGCGTTGATGGATGAGCCGGTGTTGCCCACGTTGTTGAATGGAGCCTTGCCACTTGCAGCAAAGAAAGCCTGTGCGGTTGGCAGTGCAAGCGCTGGGTTTTGGATGACGGCATCCACGGCACGCATTTCCTGGTCAGTCTGCGCGGCCTTGGCCATGTCGTCCACCTTGCCGCCCACGCCCAGGGTCTTGTTGAACAGGGCAATCGAGCGCGCAATGCTGCTCATCTTGTCTGGCGTCACGGGTGCGGGCTGGACTGGACCGACGCCATCGACCGGCGTCTCGTAGGACGGACCAAAGCTACCCGTCTGCATGAAGCTCTCAATGGCACCGCGTCGATCCAGCGGCACCTGCTGCTCTGTCATGACAGTCTTGAGCGGGTCGCGTTGCAGCCCGAGCTTGAGCGCCAAAAGCTCAGCTTCTGCCCCTGCCTTGTTTCCGGCCATGTTGTTGTGATAGACCTGCGCCCCCTTGAGAAGGGAGTCCTGCTCGGCCTTTTCGCGGTATGCCGGGCCAAGCGCTGCCGCCTTGAGTAAGTTGGCAATGCCCTGGCCTGCGGCGAGTGCGCCACCGTTTGCGTCGATGGTGAAAGTGCTCATCGTCCGATGCTCCGAAGTGCGTTGATCCAAGACGTGTTGTTTGCGCCCGTCCACCCCTTGCTGGCGTTGAGCGTGGCAATCGGGTCAGAAGTCGCGTTTGCTGCTGCCAGGTCTGCGCCCGTCACGCTTCCAGTCGATCCGCCGCCAATCATCCCCGCCGTCCCCAAGCCCTGGAGGATGCTGCCGCCAAACTGCATGCCAGCATCAGGACGCCCGGCGACCTCGATGGCGATCTGGTCGGCAGCCTGGTTGCCGCGCGAGAAACTGCCAAGTTGATCGATAGCCTGCCCGGTGTCCATGAGGCGGATGCCCTCATTCATGCGCAGGCGATTGGCCGACGTGGACTTGCCCAGAAGGCGAGCCAGTTGCTCAGCCGCCTTGAGGGATTGAACATCCGACGCGGCCTTCGCTGTGGAGTAGTCGTCCGAGACATTGCCTTGCGTGGTCTGCTGCTGCGCGCGGATCGCCTGGCTCTCGCTGACAGGCGTAACCAGCTCCTGCGTGATCTGCTCGGCAAGCTGCGTTTGCTCGGTCTTACGGTCTTCTGTGCCGTACTCTCGCGCCGTGTCCATGGCTTTTTGCTCGGCCTGCATCTGCAAGTCGCGCTGGCGCTGGAGACCTTCGCGGATGGCTGCGTTTTGACGCTCTTGTGCGTCCTGCGCGGCCTTGTACTGCATGGCCGATCCAGCGACCATGGCGATGAGCGATGCAATGGTGATTGGGTCCACTTCCTGCCCTCCTTAGCTTCCCGAATACCGCTGGCTAGGCGAGGAAACGCCGTACCACTGCTGGCCATAACCGCCAGCCGCACGGCCAGCGTTCGCCTGGTTGAGCAGGTACGCCTGGCTCAGGTCATTGAACAGACTGCCGATGCTGGAGCCGGATCGCTGCTGCGCCACGCTGTCCGCGCTGACCTTCAGGCCGTTCAAAGCCATCGTGGCCGCGCTGCCAGTGTCAATGCCGGACTGCGCCATGCTGATGAGGTTAGAGCGGGTCTTCTCGTCCGCCGCCTTCAGGTCTGCCGCAGACTGGTCGGCAATGCCGCCAGCGCGAAGCAGGCCCTCATTGGTGCGACGGTTCAGCTCGGCATTGCTGTCCACATCCACCGATCCGCCAAGTAGGCCCGTGCGGGCCAGTGCGAATCGGTTGGTCCGCTCAGCCTCGGTCGCCTGGCGATCCACCTCGGTCTTGTTCAGGTCATAGACCGTGCTGCGCTGGTCCGCATAGAGCGTGTCGCGCGAATTGGCTGGATCGCCGTCCACCCAGCTCCCGCTCGCATCTTTCACCTTGTTGGCGAAGATGTTGTTGATTTCGTCCGTGGCCGCCTTGATGCGTGCCTGACGCTCTTCCTCTTGTCTCCGGCTTTCGGCTGCCGGATCGCCACCACCACCGCCTCCCATGTCAGGCCCCTTTCATCGCTACAGCCAAAGGCCGGTTGAAACAAGAAAACTCTCCGTGCGCCTTGATGTGGGCTCTCGCATACGCACTCGCGGCTTCCACTGCTGAGCTGAAAACACCCAAGTAGCGCTTGCGCCCATTGATCCTGATGTTTGCCTCGAAACGTCCATATGGGCGCTCTACCACACCCTTGGGGAGTTGCTTCAGGTTGGCTTGATTGCTCGTCTGATCTGCGCAGCGCAGGTTCGACCAGCGGTTATCGCTCGGGTGACCGTTGATGTGGTCGATCAGGTCTGGCGCTGTCCGACCGGTCATGAGCACCCATGCAATTCGATGCGCGTAGTAGCGCTTGCCTGCTAGGCCAATTTTGATGCTGCCATCCGAGTGCTTCGCGCCTGCAATCAGCGAGCGCGGCACCTTCGGCTTTTGCCTTAGCCAGTAGATTAAGCCCGTCTCGGGCTCGTATCGCCAGTTGGCTGCCGCCAGTTTGTAATCCAGTTCCGCCACATCACACCTCCAACTTCTGCCTCACCACCGTGTAGGCTGGCTCAAATCCTTTGCGAGCAAGCAACCTGGCCATGCCAGGCGCGCATCGCGCTTCAATCACTTCGGCACCGGCTGACCGGCACCACTGCCTGAACTTCTCCCAGAAGGCGTCCATGGCTGCATCCATTTGCTCGCCAGCAATCGCCATGACGTTCACTGCGAGCTGGCGCGGGTAGTGGACGAACTCAAAGGCCCCTGCCAGTACAGGCCGCTCGCCGTCGTACACCGCACCAATGACCGCACGGCCATCGCGCACCATCCCGAACAGGTCGCGCGGCTCAAAGTCGCCGCAGGTCGGGCAGCGCGTCCATAGCGCCAGCATTGCTTCTTGCTGATCTTCAAGCCCTTTGTGGTCGCTCTCGGAGAAAAATCTGACTTTCATCCGCCAGCCCCCAGGTCGTCGAAGTACAGGGTCACGGCATCGAGTCGGAAAGGCTTGGTGTCGAAGTTGCGAAACTTCAGCGAGAACTCGGTGCCGCAGCACTCGACAGGGATCATTCCGCCGCCGCGCGTGTTTCCTTTGACCGTCACAGAGTCGGTGAAGGCCGTCTCGTCGCGCACATCAAAGCCCACCGAAAACTCGCACTTGCCTTCGAGCACCAGGTCAGCGCCGAAGATGCGTTTGGTGTGCCCTGGCTTCTTCAGGTCCATGTACGGGAGCTGGACAATCACCTCGAACGCCTGGCCCTGGTCGGCATGCACGTCCGTGTCGAGCTTGAAAACATCGTCGCCGCAGCGGATGTAGAGCGTCTGGCCAAGCTCGGCAAATGCGTCCGCAGGCTGGGGCAGGAAGTAGTGCGACCAGGCTGCAATCTTGGACGTGCGCGAAATCGAATAGACGAACAGCTCGTTGCCCATGGCGCAGACATACTGGCCAGTGCCGTAGAAGTAGAACGACCTGGGGGAGACGCCACCAGCCTTCAGGCGCGAGCGCACCAGCGTGTCAATGGGCGAGCCCACATCCACGTCGGCCAGGTTGTTCGTGAGCTGGAGCGTTGTGATCGAGCGAAAGCCGTAGTCCGACAGGAAGTACAGATCGCCCGAGACGTTGGAGACCGTGCGCGGATGGCTCGTGCCCACGTTTTCCACGATGTCCTGGATGGCCATGGCAGCGGGATCGGGGTCCACCCTCCAGACCTGCGCACCATCCTTGGACAGCACAACCAGGTTGCCCTGGTAGATGCCAAGTGCGTTGGCCGAACGGTCGCCGCGCGAGTTGAGGCCAGTTGGCAGGAAGCCCGCGTCGTTGGCAGCCGACCAGTCGCGCGGGTCGCCCGTCTTGGAGTAGCGCACCGTGTCGCCATTGACCGCAAAAATCTTGCTGGCCGTCTTGATGACGCCGGAAGACTTTGGGCAGTTGGAGTCCGTGACGCGGCTGCTGGCGCTGCCGTCCAGGTAGTGGTGCTCAATAAATCCCTGGTCGTATTCGACGGCCGTGTAGATGAAGCCGTTGAAGACATCGGCATAAGGCACGTCGATGACGCCCTTGCTGCCGTCCAGGTACGGCACGAAGTTGGCCTGGAACAGGGTGTTGGCGTGCGTGACGGAGCCCTGCGCGTAAAACGTGTGCAACTTGCCGAAGGCGGCAAACAAGCCCTTGGTGCCAGGCTCAAGGGATTGCACCAGCGTCAGACCGGGGCGCTTTTCAGTGGCCAGGCCGGTCGTGACGTAGGCGTTCTTCATCTCCCGCAGCCGGTTGGCATCCGAGACAGATGCCCCCTTGCGCAGGTCGATGCCCAGGTCAAATCGGTCGAAGGTGATGCTTGCCACGTCAGCCCCTCAGTACATACCCACCGCCAGAGCGGACCACTTGAGCCTCGCGCGCCGCACCGCCAGGACTGGCGAAGTAGCGCTGGCCTTCCTTCTGGCGGGTCTTCTCCTTGTTCAGCATGGTCTGGAAGGCTTGCGCCGGGGCCTGTGCGTCCGGGTGACGGTAGTGGGCCTTGGCATTGGCCAGGGCATACAGGAACACCAGGCGGTCGGGCACGCTCGGGCGGTCGCTGGCCTGCGTGAATCGGCTCTTGACGGCCGTGTGCTCGACGATCAAGTCATAGGTGCGCTCAGGCACCGGCCAGACTTCAAGCTGACCATTGAGCGTGCCGTACTTTTGCGGCTGCTGGCGCAGGCTCTCGAAGGACCGGTCGTTTTCCGTGATGCCGTAGGTCAGCGGCTCGCGGATCGTGTCTGAGACTTTCACCCAGACGGAAATGACGCTGGCCGGGTCGATGTCCTCGTCGGCCACATCGTCATGCCAGTCGTACAGGTACGAGTTGGCCTGCACCTGGAGCACCGACTTCTTGCGCATGGCAGGCGGGTCCAGCTCGGCGAAAACGAAGTCATGCGCCTCTTGCAGGTAGCTCTTGAGGGTCGCTTCGTTGTTCTTGGCAGCGGAGCCCTGAGCGACGAAGCCCAGGCGCACGCGCAGCTCGGTGAGCAGTTCGCCCAGAGTCTTGTTGCGCTCAGCGAGTCCGTTCATGGTTCAGCCTTTCGGAAGTGCGCCATGGCTCGACAGCCACATGGCCAGGCCCAGCACGGCCGCACCGGTCAGCCAGGCGAGCTTCTTGAGCACCGACTTGCCGACCTCGGTGTAAACCTTCTCCAAGGCCACCTCGGCAGCGCGCTCGGCAATGGCCTCGATCTGGTCGTCGGTCAATGGGATGTCTTTTGGCGGCATCAATGTCTCCTTCAGGCGGCCACGGGTTGGATTGGGATCACGCGCTTTTTGGGCGCGTCGGGCACGCCATGCACTTGACCAAAGATGTCTTTGCGGTCCTCGCGGAAGTCGCCTTCGATGTAGTAGGGCAAGCAGCCCGTCAGGTACTCGATGGCGGCAGCTAGGAAAGGCACGTTGTCCGAATAGGCGGCATCGCAGCCAGCATCCCAGAGCGTGCCTTCCAGGAACATGCACGAGCCCTTGCAGAGCTGAAGCACCGGGCAGCTTGCGCAGTCCTTGCGCTTGCTCCAGTGGGTTGCCGTGCGCATCTTCACGGCCTGCAAGTTGGACAGATGACCGATCTGGTGCGACTGGCCATTTGGCGCGGTCGCAGCGGCGCTCACGTTCTGGCAGGTCAGGACGTTGCCATGCAGGTCAACGGCAATGTTGTCCGCCTTGTCCATGCCGCACTTCTGGCCCAGTGCGGAAGCCGGGCGCGCAGTGCGAATCGACTGTACGAAGTCCATGATCTTTTGCTGACCAATCACAAAGCTCGTCGCCATGCCCAGGCGCAGCTCCTTGAAGGCCATCGCACGGAAAGCAATGTGATCGGCTGGCGTCTGGAGGGTCGATGCCATGCCGCCATCGTCATAGGGGTCGATGAATGAGCCCTCGCCGATGCGCACATCCTGGCCAAACTGCTCTTGCAGCCATGCCTGGACGTGGGCGCGACTGCGATTGTCTGCGTGCATCATGGCGTTGACGCTGATGCGGCCTTGCGGATGCAAGCGACCGTACAAGTCCATTATGGAAACACGCTTTTCGGGGTCGTCCAGCGGGTCCATGCCGCGAGCGTGGTAGCCGGGACCGTCGTGCGACAGACCGACAGCAAAGCCCAGACGGTCCAGCCACTCGTTCTTTTCAGCATCAAGCAGACTGCCGTTCGTGATGATGTTGAAGTGGGCTTTCGGATAGAGCTGGCGCAGGCCCTCGGCCAGTGGCTTGAGCGTCTTCCAATAGACAAAAGGCTCACCGCCCCAGAATTCGATGCGCTCAGGCGGCTCAATCATCGCGTCAGGCAGTTGCGCAATGAACTTGTCAACGTCAGCAGGATTAGATGAATCCGCGTGCGGCACGAAGCGCTGGCTGCAATAGCTGCACTCGTAGTTGCACGACAGCCCCAGGCTGACTTTGAGCGTGCGAATGTTGCCCTTACGGCCAGGCTGATCGACGGACACTGCCGTCGCATCGCGGAAGGTTCCGGGCTGAGCCTGAACGACGGGAAGGCCGTCCGCCCAGGTCAGTGTTGAAGCCTGGTTGTCGTAGGTCAGCGTGACTTGCTGGCCATCCTTGCGCAGTGCATGAATTTTGAAGATTGACATCAGAACCGCATTTCCTTGTGAAGCTCGATATAGCTGTGGCTGGCGATCTGAAAGTTCACGACGATGCAGACGCGCGTGCCTTCGCCACGGTATGGATTGGTCTCGTGCCAGACGTAGGAAGGATGGACGATGGTCTTGCCGGCGTACGGCGGTATCGACACAACCTTTTCCCAATACGGGTAGTTCACCGCGCCGCGCGGGTCTTGCAGAAGCAGTGCGTGAGTGCCGTGGCGATACGACTTGCCCAGCTCAGGGTCGTTGTGGTCCGGGATGTCCAAGTAGTGGATCAGGACGTGATCGACGGACTGGTGATAGTGCGGGAAGGTCCGACCGCCCGATGTCTGCACGTTGCCAAAGCAGCGGCCAGTGATCGTCAGCTCGTCGGCCTGCTCGATGTTGAGCGCGCGTCGCAGGTAGTCCCGATACGCACCGCACGCGATCTGCTCGAAGGCGATGATGGCGTTCTTCTCGGGGTACTTGTGCGCATCGGCGAACAAGTTGTAATGCGTCGAAGCGTAGAACTGCTTGGACTGCATGAACTTGAAAAACTCGGGCGAGTTCTCGGCCAGCTTTTCCCGGTCCGCCTCTTTGCGCAGCAGGACGGCAATGAGCTGCTGGCGCATTTCCTCTGGAAGCTCCAGGTCAAACTCGGCGACAGGCGTCACCCAGTGATTGGTGATCTTCACGCGACCACCTCGAAGGGAATGTCCAGCATGCCGCTGAAGTTGCGCATGCCGACCTTGACCTTGAACGAGTCACCAGGCTCAAGTCCCAGTGCTCCCACCTTGAAGGACGCCAAGCCACCAGCCGTTTGCACGCGCCTGTTAGGCAAGTAGCCTCCTGTCTCTTCCAGGTGCAGCGTCGCATCCTTGCCTTCGTCGCTGGAAAGCCGAACTGTCACATTTGCATAGCCTTCAGCGTCGATTGGACCGCCACCGCTGACCAGCTCCACCTTTGGAAAAGCCACGTCCATGTCCGGCAGGTAGTTGTAGTCGTCGGCCTGCACAAACCCGTCGATGTTGGAGCGATAGCCCAGCGACAAGTTGTACTTGAGCGTGATGCTGCATTCCGTGAATGGTGTGTCGGCAAAGGGCTGATAGATGAACAGGTTGCTCGGCGTGCCCAAATTTCTGACCGAGCGCATCGGGTGCATCTTTGTCGCGGTCTCGAATGCGATGGCGTTGTAGAAGGGACGCATGTTCCCCTGATAGTCCACGCCACACACCCAGACGGCCGCATCAGACTTCTCTCCGTTGCGGATGGAAGGGTCATCCAGGTCCAGCAGCGAATACGAGACGGCCTTGAAGTACCGACCGGCGAGCTTCGGGTCCAACTCTTCACCTTTGAGAAGAGGCTTCTCCAGTCGGACGCATGGCAGGCGGTTGTGATACACACCGCTTGCGGTTGGCGGGAGTTGCCCAGGTACAAATTGCCCTTCAAATTGAAGACTGCGGATGTCTTCTGCCTGGTCGTCGTAAGGTGTTGCGTCGCCCTCGTAATCTTCCTGCTGGATTTCCAGGTATGAAGTAACAGAAACGACGCGCTTAGTCACAACCAAGTCCAAGAAGACCGGGTAGGACATGCTGCTGACAGTTTTGCGAAACATGGGCATCCCTTCAGCAGTTGCAGTTGCAGTTGCAGTTGCAGTTGTAGTAGTAGCGAACAGAGCGGATCTGAATCTGCCCTCCGTTGTCCATGAGTTCTGTGCGCACGGTTGTCATATTCCCACTGCCGTAGCAGTTGATCGGGTTTTCTGGCACGCAATTCCCAGTTGCGCCAGAGCCCGCAACTAGGGTGGGTGCGCAGTTCCTCACCTGGCTAAAAAAGACGTCATGCAGCCAACCATAGTTGGCGGTCCACACTTGGCCGTTGTTGTTGACGTACATGTCCCAGTTGCCGTCGGTCTTCAGGAAGCCCATCAGGTCTTCGTTGTGATGAAGGCGTCGGGTGCGTCCAGTGGTCGTGTCGCTCATCCCAAGGCTCGGCACATTCAAATGGCCGGTCATCGTGCCGCCTGACTTCGCCACCACCAGGTTGTAGTCAACAGACCCGGCCGGGCCAGTTGGGCCTTGCGGACCCTGCGGACCCTGCGCACCAGTTGCACCTTGCGGTCCGGTTGCGCCTGCCGGACCCGTCGGGCCGGTCAAGCCTTGCGGACCCGTCGGGCCTTGCGGACCTGCGGGGCCAGTAGCGCCAATTGGACCTTGGACGCCCTGGACGCCTTGAATGCCCTGGTCGCCTTTGGCAGACAGCTTGCTCCAGACAGTCGTAGCAGCATCGGACGGCTCAGTGCTCGACGTGGACTGCAATGCAACCCAGGACGCGCCGTTGTGAAAGACCGCATCGTCGGCCGCGTACCCTATGCCAGAGACCCAAGGGCCTCGGAAGGTCATGCCGCGCACACCTTGCGGGCCTTGAATACCCTGCGGGCCTTGCAGCCCTTGCACACCCTGCGGACCTTGTGGACCAACAGGACCGACGGGGCCAGTCTCGCCCTGCACGCCTTGCGGACCTTGTTGACCGATCGGGCCAGTCGGACCCATGGGGCCAACCGGACCCTGGACACCCTGGTCGCCTTTTTCGCCCTTACCAAATGGAACGCCACCCGACCAGACGCCAGGCGTATTGCTCAGGCGCAGGTACAGGAAGCCGTTGTCGGTGGACAGGAATGCGAAGCCGTGCGGCTCGTTGTTGTAGTTGGCGCGGTCGGCATAGACGCCAACAGCGTCCACGTCGAAGGACATGCCAGCGACGCCTTGAATGCCCTGCGGTCCTTGAGGACCGACGGGGCCTTGCTCGCCAGTCGTTCCCTGGATGCCCTGCTCGCCTTGAGGCCCTTGCGGACCCATGGGGCCGGTCGCACCTGCGGGGCCAGGATTGCCTTGCGGGCCTTGCTGACCTTCAGGCCCTTGAGGACCGGCTGGACCGGTCTCGCCGCGTGCACCTTGCACACCTTGAGGACCAATAGGTCCAGCCACACCTTGCAGGCCCTGCATCCCCTGCGGTCCAGTGGCACCTTGTGGGCCTTCTGGACCAGGGATGCCGTCCAGCAGCTCGGGCTTGAGTTGATCGAGGCCGACGATGCCACTTTGCAGGCTGCCGTCGTCCTTCTGAATTTGGGCCAGATTCGTGCGAATCTGGTTGACCGATTGAGCAGCCGCATCCAGCTCCTGATTCAGGGCTGCGTGGTCGGTGTCATCGCCCTCGCGTTCGGTGAAGTCAGTTTGTCGGTTGTAGGCTTGCGGCTGCGTCATGGTCTTGCTTTCTTACTTTGCGGTCTGCTCGCCGGTCTGCTCGGCTTCGGCCTTCTTGCCAGTCTTGGCTTTCACGGCCGACTTCTCGACCAGCTCGGTCAGGCGCTCGCCTTCGTCGTCGCCATAGACCTTGGAGACCTTGGCCGCGCCGTACTTGGCGCTCAGGCGCTCGTGCTCATTGGCTGGATCGACTTCGAACACGCCTGCCTGGTCGCCTTCGGTGACGTTCTCTTTGCCAAACATCTGGCGCAGAAGGGTCAGCTCGTAGGGGGGCACGGTGACTGGGGTGATGGTCATGGCATCGCGACGGATGGTGACGTTGAGCAGGGGAACGTTGATGGTTTTGCTCATGGCTTCCTCATTGGCTTGGGTTGAAGAAACCCCGACCAGGGTGAGCCGGTCGGGGTAGCTGGGTCGCCGGTTAGGCGATGGCCAGGACGGACTGCGCGTTGCTGCGGCTCAGAGACAGAGCACAGCGCAGGTTCACCATGGCGTACATGGCCAGCACGTCGTGGGGACGGATGGGTGTCACGATGTCCATGTCGTCGTCGCGGTACTTCATGAACTTGGTGTTCAGGAAGTAGCAGCGCTTTTCCCACTCAACGGCAGGAGTCGTCAGGGCGTCCAGCTCTTCAAACTGGGGGTCCCAGATGATTTCCACGCCCTTGAAGTACAGGCCGGTGTTGACGCCGTTGCCGACGCCAGCGTCCAGCTTCTTCACATCGCCAGCATTGGCGTTGTTCGTGACGACGATTTCCTTGCGGTATGCGTCGATGAACTTGCCACCAGCCAGGATGAAGTTGGGGCTGCCGCCGTTCTTGATGTTCTTGCGCCAGGCGCTTTCCATCTTCTGGGCGAGGTTGCCGACGGTGCCGGTCTGGATGCCAGTCTCGGCATGGTTGCGCCAGTAAGTGGCGCTTGCACGGTCCAAGCCACCCACCACGCCGGAAGTCGGTGCGGTCGAGACCAGCACGTCCAGGCCAGCAATGGCGTCAGCGTCTTGAGTGCCGTCGCGGTGCAGCTCCAGGTCCAGCTTCTGCATGAAGCCTTCCTTGAGCGATTCCATCTGCTCGTCCAGCAGGTTCAGCAGTTGGACCTTCTCGTTTTGCTCCAGCTTGAACTCGCCGCGAGCACCTTCGCGCACCTTGATACCGGCACCGAACAGGCGGTCGTAGTCCAGGTACAGGCCATCCACGGCACGACGCCACGGGAAGGCGGCCTGCTCAGTGGTGTTGCGCTTGTTGAAGGAAACGGCATCTTCGCCGTAGGCCCAGGTAAAGTTGCTGCCGTAGGTCTTGCGGACGTTTTCGACGACGTTCTGCTTGGCACCCAGGAAAGTCTTGCGACCTTCCATGAGCTTCTTGAGAAGGGGGCGCTCCGTGGCAATCTGGTCCACGGGCATGTTGCGCAGGTACTCGTCCAAGGAAACCTTGGCCAACTCCTGCAAGTCTTGATTGGAAATAGGCATGTCACTGCTCCGAAATGAAAGGTTTGAGAAACACCTTCCACGCCGTGACGGCACGCAAGCCCGTCTGGTTCAGCTCATCAGGCTCCCGGCGCGACTTCGGGTACAGCTTTGGCCTGGTGCGCATTGCGCTGGTGGACGCGACCCCACCGATGCAGCGACAAATTTGGCGTGTACCGCATCGAGGTACTGGCTGGCCCGCTGCGGGAGGCGATCCCCGCTAACGCTCATTTGCAGACCAGTCAGCACAACGATGCGGAACTGGCAGATTGAATTTTCTGCGCCCGTCAAGTCCTCGACGGATATTTGTTCACATCGACGCGATTTTTTTGGCCACGTTGGATGCCGCGCCGCCTTTTGCACGCGACAGCTCGCCTTCGGCTTTCTCTTCCTTGGCGTTTTCCATGTCGATGTGCGTGACCTGAAGCTCGATGCTTCGGTTCTCTGATCCCTCAGTGGCCGACTGGCGCGAGCCGATCACCTTGGCCTTGACCTCGAACATGAGCACGGTGCCGACAGAAGGCATCTTGTCGATGCCCAGCTTGTCCAGCGTGTCGTTGTCTAATTCCAGGCGCAGGCCGTAGGGATAGCGCTCCTGGTCGGCAGAGCCGATGACCATGGCCTCGTTCTTGGTCTTCGCTTCTTTCTTGCTGATCTTCAGGTCTTTCATGGCCATGGCTGGCTCCTTATGTGATGCGGGTTAGATGCCCAAGTTGTCCAGGTGCTGGGCAACGCGGTCGATGGGGTTGTTGGCTTGCGCAGCAGGGTTGCCCAATTGGGTCGGGCGCGAGCGAAGCGGCTGGGGCTGGGACGTTGGCGCAGCCTTGGGCACGGTGATGCCGTCGTACATCATCTGGAGCGCGGCGGTCCACTGCTTGGGCTCGAAGGTCTGCACAAAGCGCTGGAGGTTGGCCGGGTTCTGGAAGTGCTCACCGATGACCTTCAGGCGCGCGGGATGGTCAGCTTCCTTGGCGCGGGTCTGGAGGTAGGTTTCCATGGCGTTCGCAGCGGACTGCACCGTCTCCTGGAATTGCGCCTGACGATTGGATGCGTCGGTGTCGGCTTGCTGGCGCGCGGTCTGGTCGGCCTGGGTCTTGCGGAACTTGGCCAGCTCAACCGCCTTGTCGCGGGTGATTTCCATGTTCTCGACGGCCGTCTTCAGGTCGTCGTGACCGGCCAGCAGATCGACGCCAGGCGCTTCCACACCCAGCTTCTGGTACAGCATGGCGCGCTGGCCCTCGATCATTTCCAGGGCAACGCGGATGTTCTTCTCGTCGCCAGAGTTGACCAGGCGACCAAATTCCAGGGTCTGGGCAAACTCCTGAGCACTCATGCCGGTGGACTTCACCAGGTCGCGGAACTCGGTGATGTCGGCTTCGAGCTGCTTGCGCTCTGCGAACACAGACTTGATGCGCTCGCGTCCTCGTTCGGACTTCACGCCCTCCAGCAGCTCGGCTTCTTCCTGCTCGGCCGTCTTGGGTTGAGCGGGGTCGGCGGGCGGCGTGCCTGCGGCCTGGGGATCGACTGCGGGCTTGTCATCGGCCTTAGGTGCTTCGGCGGGCTTGCTGCCGGACAGCTCATCGAGCAGCGCCAGCATCTTCGCAGACTGCGGCTTGTCGGTCGGCAGGTCGTCGGCTACCGTCGGCGTGTCGCTTGTCGGAGCCTCGTTGCCGCTGGCCTCGGGTTCGCCGCCAGCATCGCCAGCAGCCTCGTCTTGTGTGCCAGCGTCATCGGTGCCGGATGATTCGCCGGATGCGCCGCCTCCCAGATCACCGCCTTCATCGTCGGCGGGTTTCATCAGGCGGGCAAACATTCGTTGCTTCCAGAGTGGCATGGTGGATTTCCTTGTGGTGGTTGAGAAAACTTATGCGCTGCCGCCAGCGCCAGCCAGTGCGGCCAGCGACGGGAGACCTGGGCCTCCAGGCATGGGCGCTGGCATCGCTGGGGCCTTGGGAATGAACTGCTCGACATCCAGGCGCTCGTCGAAGCGCTTGATGGTTTCGCGCAGCAGGTTAATGAGGGGTTCAGCGTCTGCGCCTTGCACGCGCGCTTGCATGATTCCGCCCACCAGGTTCTGGATGATCGGCAGGACCTTGCCCCAGTTTTCCTGCTCTTCGAGCTTGTCGGGTGCGCCAGTCGTGCCAGCGCGGATGCGCATCTCGACCATCTCGAAAATCTGGTCGCGCGACAGGGTTGGCCAGTCGTAGGGCTTAACCTCGACGACCATGGGCGTGCCGCCCGTGTTGATCGTCTTGGGTTCAGGCGGACCCATCATCCGCTCGACCTGCACAGGGGTCAGCTCTTGCAGCAGGATTTGCGCCGCGTACTGAGCAATCTCTTGCAGCCACTCTTCCACCTGGTCGCGGAACTCGGAAACGCGGCCAGACAGCGATTGCTGCATGATGCTGGCCTCGGTTGCGGTCTTGGGTTTGACCACACTGGAGCGGGCTGCATCTTGCAGGCCAGTGACCTGCTCCCAGTCTTGGCGCACGGCACTGGTGTCGTACACCACGGGGTCAATGGCCGGATGCTCGCGGGCCATGATGACCTGCGACAAGGGCTTGCCCTCGGTGTCCACAATTGTGATTTCGCCCAGTTCACTGTCCTTGAAGCGCTTGATGCTCTTCTCGCTCACTTCGCCGGACGCAACCCAGCCGGGCAGGCACAGGTCGCGGTGCTGGTTGAAGCGGTCGCGGGCATCGTTATGCTCTTCCTGGAGCTTTTCTGTCAGGTCCACCAGGCTCGGGGCTACGAATTGGCCATCGACCACCTGGTAGGGCAGCAGGAAGTACGGAAACCAGCGTTCACCGGCTTTGGGCGGGGAGTACGGTTCACGCAGCCAGAAGTCACAGCCCTCGGCCATCGTGTAAACGCGCTGGGTGTTCTTGTCCCAGATTTCCAGGATGGCAATCTGCTTGTCCTCGTCCAGCATTGCCGTGCCACTGGCTAGGCGGCCATCCTTCTTTGGCATCTGCTGGCTGTCCTGATACGCCTTTGCACTGTCCAGCTTGACCTTGTAGGTCGCCTCGGCGGCTGACTTCTTCATGGGGATGATCTGGCACATCCAGTCGCCATCCCGATAGTCAAAGAACTCGCACACCGACGGGTCAATCAGCAGGTTATCGGTCAGTACGCGGTCGATGACCAGGCCCTCGGCTGCAACCACCTCGACCTGCTCGTTGAGGGCGGCCATGAGCTGCTTCAGCTCTGCTAGGTTGGCCTCCTGCGCCTGGCGCTGGTCCGGGTCCTCGATGTCAGCCATCAGGCGCTCGGCCTGGGCGATGTTGTCCTGGGTGTCATTGATGCGCGCCAGGATGATCGGGTCATGCTGGATGTCGCGCTGGTACATGACCTTCACGATGCCGAAGGACGACGTGAGCGAGCTGCGCACGGTCGCCTTGGCCCGGTCCTTCAGGCGTGCACGCTCCAGGCAGCGGTTCGTGACCGTCTCGATGGTCTTGCAAAACAGCTTGAGGTTTTCCGCACGGTACAGCGGGGTCGCGCTGATTTCCGGGTTGCGGGCATAGATGCTGGGCAGGATCGCGGTGATCGTGCCGTGGATCAGGTTAGCCCGATGCTTGTAGAAGTCCTTGGACTTGGGATCGGCCTGCCAGTTAAAGCCAGCGACCTCGGCGCGGTTGTGACGCACGCGCTTGTGAAACTTGTCCCAGTAGGCGCGCGCGTTGGCAATGCGCTGATTCCACTTCTTGGCCAGCTCGTCCGGCTGGGGCTTCTCGCGCGAGCCGTCGGCTGCGATCTTGTTTTGGTCGGTCATCGTCAAACCCTCATTCGATAGGTGTCGTCGTCGTATTTTTTGGTCGGCTCGTCGTCATCGCCGGATATTTGTTCAGCGTCAGGGTTACGGCGGCGGCGCATGACCCCGTACCTGGTCGCGTCCCATGCGTGGTCTTCGGCGTCGGTGTCCACGTCCTCGGGGTTGTCGTCGGATGGCGGCAGGCTGGGCACGGTCCTGATCCAGTGCTTGCAGGTGGAAAAAACCTTCAGCCTGCCCTCGGACAGCAGGCGGATGATTTCCTGCGCGCCGTTGACCCTTGAACCCTTGGCGTTCCAGGCTTCCTGCCACTTCACGCCACCCTCGCGGAAAATCTGGCCGATTGAGCGGTCCGCACCGATCTTGGAGAAGATGGCCGGGTCCGCCAGGTTCAGGCGGTACTCGTAGCCCATGCGCTCGTCGTGTTCCTCGATGGCCCTGATCTTCCTGGCCACCTTGGCGGCATCCTCGCGGCTGCCCTCGTTGGGTTTTTCGCCGATGCCGTACAGCTCGCGCCAGATGTAGTGCACCCCGTCCGGGTCCACGGCCATCCAGTAGCAGGCATACGGACGGGCATAACCCCAGTCCATGGACTTCCACACCTTCCAGGTCGAAGGGATCGGGAAGGGCTCAACGACATGGCGCTTGGCATCCCAGACGCCTTCCAGGAAGCTGCCGACGTGGATGTCCCAGTCGCCATCGAGCCACGCCTTGCGTCGGTTCGGGTCTTTCAGGGCCTGGAGCGTTGCCAGGTAGTCCGGGTCATTGGCCAGCAGGACCTTGTTCTCGTAGATGCTGGAGCGGATGGCCACGCGCGGCTTCTGGCCATCGACGCGGATGACCTGGCCGGAAGGCACACCACCCTGGCCAAGTTGAAAACGCTCCTTGACTGCGCCGTGACCCTTGCCGAATGGGTTGCAGGTCGCGCGCACCATGCGGGGCATGCCTGGGAAAGATGACCGGCAGGTCGAGTGCATGGCCTCGTAGAAGCCCAGGTCGCGCCAGTTGGTCAATTCCTCAAAACCAAGCCACGGGTATTCGTGGCCGTGGTAGTTCCAATAATCGTCCTCGCTCGCGCCGTAGCGGAAGAACAGCATTTCCCCAGTCGGCCACTCCCAGTAGTGCTCGGCCTTGTTGAACTTGGCTTCGGGGAAGAACTGGGTGAACCATCGCCTGGACTTGGCCACCACGTCCGCAAGCTGGGGGTAGGTCAGTCGGAAAAGGACGCCGCGCCAGTGCTGGCCAAAGCCTTTGCCGGTGTGCTGGGCAAATGTCATCAGCAGCGAGTCGGTCTTGCCGCCCCCGCGCGTGCCGTGCATCAGCGCCTCGAAGGTCGGGCACGTCAGGAATTGAAACTGCGCACCAGGCAGTGGAGCCCAGCGCGCCGTCAATCCTGCCTCCATGCCTGGATGGCAGCGACCAGGTGCACAACCGGCACGCAAAACCCAGCAATGACCCCTGCAACAGCCATGAAGTCTTGACGCGCCAGGAAATGGGCGAACATGTCGAGAATCATTGATTCCCCTCCTGGTGCTTGGCCATCATGGCTTCCCAGTCGGCCTCGTTCATCACGCCAGGCACGACCAGCACACCCTTGGGAGCGGCAGGCACCAGGTCCTTGCCGTTGGCCCCGGTGATTTCCTGCTTTTTGACCAGGTAGCCCTTCAGCTCGGCCAGGAATCGAAGCGCTCCCAGCTTGTCGTGGGTCTTGAGCTTGAGGCTCCCGCCCGTGGAGCTAAAAGATTCGCTCACCTCGGACACGGCTGCCGCCTGCTCGTCGGTCAGCTCTTCGCTGTCGAGCAGCTTTACTCCATTCGGCCCCCACCTCATCAGGTCACGCTGGTTGGCGAAGGCGATCTTCACCACCTCGGCGACGATCCGCTCGATCGTGACCTCGTTGGCTTCGGCCGCTTTCCCTCGAAGCTCTTGAATCCTTGCCTTTACCTTGTCGTCGGCTGCCAGGCGGCTCGCCTTCTCGTGGACGGTCTTGTCCTTCCACTTGCGCGACTGTGAAAACACCTGCCGGTACGCTTCGGCCTGGGACAACCCGGACGCGATGCCCGTGGCGAATGCCTCCTGCTTCGGGGTCAATGGCTTTTCAATCATGTACTTCTTGTTCACTTCACCACCGCCCAGTCGGTGCTGTGATTCCGGTTGTCGTAATGGTGGCTGTTTAGCTTGACGAATGCCTGGTCTCGCCTGGTTGCACGTCTGGCTGCCTCCCGCTCGCGATCTGGCCTCATGTCGCTGGTCGATGTTGTGTATTTGGACCCTTGCAAAAACCTAAGCAACGCTAGGTCAGTCTCTGGGCCATGAGAAAACAAGCGATCCCCGATCTTTGGCAGGCGCTGGGCCATAAAGACACGGACTGGCACGTCCCATGGCACCTTTAATGTCGCGCGAAGAAGATTGAAGTCTTCTGCTTTGCACCCAGTCATGTGATGGAACATAAGGAAACAACTACGAAGCGTCTTGCAGTCCCTCCAACCTCTGATAAGACAGGCGTCCCACACCTTTTGAGCTTCTTCATTGGTCATGTCCTGGTCCTTTCCCATTCCCGGCTGTGCTCGTCGTACATCAGGGCAGCGTCATCCACGACTTCAATCGGGGTCGCCTCGATGACCCGAGCGGCTGCACGCATCCCGCTCATGAGCGCACCACGGTCTAGGTCCGTGATGTCCGGGCGCTTGGCCAGGTCATCCAGGGCATTGACGCTGGCGCGCACGATGCGCATGTCTGGCTCGTCGCCCGTCCATCCCAGGTGAATCGCGCAGGCGCTGGCCACAAAGAACATCAGTGACCCATGGGCCAGCAGGCGCTCACGGTCCGCCCCCGTTATCGCGTGGAGCTGGGCGTTGACAGCCTCGGAATCCCACCTAGCGCGCGCTTCCTTGGCATCGGTCTTTCGCTTTGCTTCGGCCGCCTGCTTCATGAGCGGGTGCACCCCTATGGGCTTTCGGTGCGTTCGCTTTCTCATGCCTTACCCGTCCCGTCGCGGTAATACAGGGTCTTCCCCATGCGACTTGGCAGGGCGAGCGCGTCGTTTGCTCCTGGACGCCCGCTATACGGACGGAGCTCAGCTCCGTTGTAGTGCTGCCCGCTCGGCACGGTTGATCCGATGAGGGTCCGGCTTGTGGCAACTGTTGGGACGACGGTCTCCAGCGGAATCACAGTCACTTTGACCATGCCACCGATGTCGTCGGACACATCGAACGTGATGCGGAAGATGTTGTCATCCACCTTCAGCGCGTCAGCCAGGCCGTCGAGACCGGCCTTCATGCTGGCGATGAGGTTGTCCCAGTCGCGTCTGCGCTTGTCTGGCGGGTAAAACGCCAGGTGAACGCTGGCCGCCTTTGCGTTGCTCAAGGTATCGGCTGACATTCCAGCCTTCTTGGCCAGAATCCAGCAGGCGTTGCGGTATGCCTTCTTGGCCCGATACAGTGCCATGTGGTGCATGTTCGCATTCGGGTTCAGCTCTTTTGGGGGCCATGGAAAAACTACTGTGGTCATACTTCGATTTTTTGATCCGGCTCCTTCTCCGGCGGATATTTGGCTAATAGGTGTGGCTGGAGCGTCACCAGGTCATGGCGTGCACCACCATCCAGGCGCACGGTCAGGCGCTGGAAGTGATCCAACTTTGATTCGGCCCCTTTGTGCTTGATGACGGTCCCGATCCGTCCGGTCGGCGTCTGTACTCGGGTGCCCACTGGGAAGTCATCCATGTCCAACATCCGCTTCAAGCCGCCACCAGCCTTTCGACGGTGCGAGCGAGCGCGTCCAGCTCGTCGAGCTTGCGGATCGCCCAGGCCCGACGCTGGCCATGCAACCCCATCAGCGAGCCGGTATGGCAGGACTGGCACAGGGCCACGGACGTGAACCACTGGCCTTGCTTGATTTCATGGCAGTCGCTGGGGCCTGGCTCGTCGCACACAGAGCACGGCAGCGCCTTCACGCGCTCGATGTGGCGCTTCTCGGCGACGGTCGGGGCTTTCTTGTTCTTCGACTGCATCAACCCCACCCCAAAATGACCTGCTCCAGCAGGTGATCGGCCGTCTCGCGGTCGAGCTGCGGGAGGATGTGACGCAGTACCCCGTCGATGGCGGCCTCATAGAACCTGTCGAAGTCGTCCTGCTCCATGGACTCGTAGGCAATCGAGCGCGGCACCTGGATCAACTCGCCAGTGATCGGGTCAATGACCGGATCGGCGTAACCCGTCACCAACTTCACGGCGACCAGTGCCTTTTCCGGTGTGTCGTAGGTCTCGCTGTTCTCGGCGACGAGCTGGAGCAGCGCGAAGAGCTTGCGGTGATGCTGGCCGTTGCGCGGGCGAGCCCACTCCATGCGGACCCAGGTGCCGGGCTTCATCGTCTCCAACCGGCGGCGGAACTTCGCCCAGGCGTCCTGATCGGCCGGCGTCGATCCGCGCAGGCCCTTGTCCGTCTTGATGAGCAGGGCCTTCATGCAGCCCCCTCGAACAGGTCCAGCGTCTGGGGGCGCTTCTGCTTCTCGATGCGACGGCGCTGCACAGGGAATACAAGCCCGCTCTTGCGCTGGGCCAGCGGCATCAGGCCGGCGCGCTGGGCGCACTTCGGGTCGACGGGAAGGCTTCCAATCAGCACGGCGGCCTGGTCCATGGGTCGGCCGCACAGGGCGCAGTACAACTTCACAGCAGCCCCTTCATCTGTCCGTAGGCGACTTCGCAGGCGCTAAGCGGCGTTTCGTCAATTCCTGGGCCACGCACGCCAGAACCTCGTCCCGGCCAGGCGCGCCCGGAAACCGGGCTATCGCGGCCAGCATCACGGACGCTTGTCTCTTGCTTGGGTGTGCCGACAGCACCAGACGCGCGCAGCACTCCAGGCATGCCAGGTGGTACGCCCCACAGTGCCGCCGTTGTCTCGATGATTCGCACGCGGGGCATGTCACGCGACCTCCGCATCGGGCGGCGAAAAGTCCCAAGGGCAAGGACCGACCTGATCGAGAAGCGGCCCCTTGGCCTTTTCCGTCTCGTTGATGACTGCACGGACGGCATACCAGCCGTGGCATGGCCAGCCCTTGCGGTCGGCCTGATGGCACAGGAACGGGACGTTCTCGACGACCGCCTTCGCCACGTCCATCTGGGTCTGCAAGCAACCGTTCGGAACCGTCCCTGCCGTAAATGCGCAGGACTTACAGCGATCGTCAGGCTCATCCAGTGCGACGAGCTGAGAGCAAGCCTTGTCGGCAAGCCTGGCCATCGTTGCACCAAGCGCTCGACCCTCGGCGCTCACCCGCTTGTGGTCCTTTGTGGGGTCCGTCATGCAACCCCCTTCGGCATGGCCATGCGCCGGCGCAGACCTTCAATCAGCTCGCGGACCTTCTCGGGGTTCGCGGTCGCCTGGCCAGGTGCAGGCAGCGCCTCCATGCGCGGCGGTACCGACGGCAATTCACCCTTGGCCAGTTGCTCGTCCAGGATGCGGGTCCAACGTGCCTTCGCGCGGTCCCAGCTCGCCTGCCGCAGCTCCCATGAGCCGAACTCCACGGCGGCCCAGTAAATGGCCGGCTTGCTCCAGGTGTCCGTGCCGTTGTCGCGCTCGCGCATCTGGCGCACGGCCTCGATGAACGCGGCTTCATGGTCCATCGGCGGGTTGCACAGCTTCAGGAATTCGGTAAGCGACGGCGGCCAGTCGAAGCGTTTGCGGCACTGGCGCACGGCCTCGGCCACCTGCTGGAGCGTGATGCCCTCGTCGGCAAACGCGTCCGCCCATGCCTCGCGCCAGTTCAGGATCGAGTCAGAGCTGGGAAATGCAGAGCGCCAGCGTTGTGGGTACATCCCGTCAAGGCGGTTGAACAGGTGGTCCATCGGCGAAAGCTCGCGGTCACCGATTACGCGAATCTCAAGCCACGCGTTGCGCGGCAACGTCAATGACGACATGCGCAGCCTCCTTCCTGCTGTTGACGTAGGCCACGGGGTCGAACTTCGTGGGGCGAGCTGGTGCACCGGCAGCGGGTTGACTGACCCACTCGGCCTTGAAGCCCTGCCAGCCACGGGCGCAGCACATCGCCAGCGCATCGGCCAGCGTCATGCCAGCCTTGATGGCTTCGCGCTCAATGCCATCCAGGGCGGTGGCGGTCAGCGGTGCGCGCTTGGCCTTGCGTATCGCCTGGAAGTCGGACCACACCGAATCACTCACACCTTCAGGCTTCACCACAGCGGGCTTGCCCCGCTTGGCGCTTGCGCCTGTATTTGTATTTACTGGTGTTGGTGTTGGTGTTGGTGTTGGTGGCATTGCATCGGCATCGGTTTTTGATGCCGTGGCATCGTCTTCGTCATGCCGTGGCATTGCCGGTGCATTGCCGGGTTCTTGTTGCGGCTTGTGCCAGCGCTTGTTTGCCTTCTCGCGCTGCTTCTGTTGCTTCTCGCGCATGGCGATGATTTCGGCATCGGCGCGGCCATTGATCCAGCCGTCGGGCGTCAGCTCGAAGAACTCGCCCAGCACGGTCTCGACCGCTTCACGTTGGCTGTCCGTGGTGGCCAGCACCAGGCGGCACACGGCGCGCAGCTCGCTTGGCAGCGGCTTTTCGTTCGTGTAGTAGGTGTCCAGCAACCTCCGATAGGCAGCGTCTTCTTCCCAGCTCAAGTGCCTGGTGGCACTGAGGTAGTCGCCAATGTGAAACGGGTAGTAGTTCACCGCTCAGGCTCTTTCTGCCTGGCGGCGCGGAGTTGCCTTCTGGTCCTTCAAACGGGTCTTGGCGGCGATGACGCGATCCGCGATCCTTGGTGAAAGAACGTCTGGCCATTTATGAACGGCCTGGACCGTGCATCCAATCGCCATCGCTGCGCTTTTGACTGAGCCGCCCAGCATGGCGATGGCTTCTGTCTTGGTTGTGTGCTTCATGAACTTGATTAAACCATAGTTCAGGAGTAAAAGCAACCATTGTTCAATCCCTACAGGTTACGATAGACAACTATGGTTGATTACACTGAACGACTTAGACTCGCGCTCAAGCAATCTGGATGCTCTGTCCAAATGCTTGCGGATGGCCTTGGCATCTCGTACCAGGCCGCAAAAAAGGCCATGGACGGAAAGACTCGCGCCTTCACTGCATCCAACAACATGAAGGCCGCCAAGCTCTTGGGTGTGTCAGCCGAGTGGTTGGCCACAGGCGATGGTGAAGTCAAGGTTGAACGCACAGCCTCGGAAATTCTCGACGGCTACCGGACCATTCCTCAATACGATGTGGCCGGAGCTATGGGGAACGGCGGGTTAGTGCTTGACGAACAGCCGCCAGGGCTCATCAAGGAATGGCGCGTCGATGAGCAGTGGGTACGCATGAACGTGCCGTCAAACACCGGCATCGGCAACCTCTGCATCGTCACCGGCTTTGGCTCATCCATGCAGCCAATGTATAACCCCGGCGATCCGCTCTTGATGGACCGTGGCGTGACCGACTGCAAGAGCGATGGGGTCTATTTTTTCCGCATCGGCGACCACGGATGGATAAAGCAACTCCAGCGTATCCCGACTGCAACCGGTGTCGCCATCCGCGCCAAGAGCCTAAATCCGAGCTATGACCCGTTTGAAATCACCGATGGAATGGACTTTCATGTGCTCGGAAAGATTCTTATGACCTGGAAAAGTGAGAAGGTTTAATTCTTATGACAAAACTGAGATTTGCCTTGTTGTCTGTCTCCATCCTGCTTTCTTCATGTGCAAGCAGCTACGAACACAATGCAAACTGGAGACAACAAGGGTATGACACCCAGTCCGAAACAGTTGGCCAGTTGAGGAAAGAGGGCAAGCTATCCATCTATGAAGCAAATCAACAAATGCTGCTGGTCTCAAAAAACTATTTTCCGAACGATCATTTGCTGATCGGTCTTTGGCAAGACTTGTCTGAGTTGGCTGGGAAAATGGATCGCGGCGAAATAACAAAAGACCAGTATGAACAATTTAGAAGCATGCGATGGACAATGTTTGACGATGCAAACAGGAACCGCCATTCCGAAGCAAAAGCCATTGAAGCGCAGCAGCAGAGCGCATTATTTTTTGCGCGTGTGTTAGGCGGGGTTGGGCAATCAATGCAGCGTAACAACTCTCCAGTCATCAACTGCGCAACAACGTCAATGCCAGGCGTAATCACAACCAACTGCCGATGACTTCTATAGCCTGGACAAGGCTGTCAATTTTCGCTTCTATCGCCTTGCCAGCTGGAAGCGTCCTGTATCTGAACGGGGTTGGCGATGCCGTGGAATGGTTCTCCACATATCGCCCACTTGTTCTGGCTGCCTTCTCTTACTACGGCATGATGGCGCTTGCCACAATAGGAGTTCTGCGTCTCATCACACTAGGCGGTGTGATGGTAAAAGAAACCGATCTTCCTGTCCTTGCAAAGGCTCACTGTTTTTTGTTGCTTCTGGCGACCGTCATTTCTTGGCTCCAGAACAGTTGCGAGCTCTCTCCGTTCTGGGGATGTCTAAACACCTTGTTCATCACTGGAACAACGTAAGGGTCACTGCGATCGAGTTGGCGCGTCCCGCTTCGGCGGTTTTTTTTCGCCTACTACTGAACCATAGTTGACTTCTTGAGGTAACCATGGTTTAATTCATCCCATCGCAGTTCAACGCGAAACGACCAAGGCCAAGCGATACGTGGCCGAAGCTGACAGGACGCAAAGGCGGGTCTAGGGGCAGTGCTCCGAAGCGGTTGAAGCGGTAGCAACCAAACGATGGAGTGAACATGAACCTAGACCTTCGCTCCGTACTCACGCAGAGCACGGGCCTGCCCCGGTGGGCTGAAACCACCCTCGACTATCTGACCGCCATAGGCATCGGCCTCAGCCTGGCCGTGCTTCTTGTCGTGGAGCTGTCGAAATGATGCCCGCCACACAAGCCCCGCGCGTGGTCATCCCGACGCGCCAGATCACCGACCCGAAATTCAAGTGGCGCGACTCGGCAAAGACCGATGTGACGCGCACCTGGCGCAAGTTCCGCCTGCTCCAGCGTCTGCAAGGCGGTGCCGCATGAATTGCTGCGACGAGTACGGCGATTGCCGCCAAGGCCGCGACTGTCCTGCTCGCGTCGCCAAAGTTGGCCAGCGCATCCCAAAGCATCCCAAGCCGCTGCGCGCCAAACACTGCCGCAACCACCTAAAAGACCTGGCCCGTGCCATGTTGCTTGTGGTTGGAGTGATGCTGATAAGCGCCCTCACTGTGGGAGTGATTCGATGAGCTGCATGAACACCGTCATCGCCAACCGTCACCAGGCCGACGAAGACCGCGCCGAGCGGCGCGCCGACTACATCGACCAGCGCACCATTGAATTGATGCAGTCAGGCGAAGACTGCGATCCATGCGAAGGCTGCAACGTAGGAGAAGCATTTGACGAAGCGCCTTACTCATCCAAAAAGGTTCTCGGAGACCTGCTGCGCGAAGGCAAGTTTTTTGAAGCCGGAGTCTTTTTGCGCGGCATAAGCCACGCCTACTGGGCTGCCAAGTCCTACGAACAAGCACAGGAAGAAACAACATGAACGCAATCACCAAACACGAATCCGCAGCCATGCCCTCGCTGCAAATGAGCGAAGGCGAGCTGATCGAGGTGCTCGCCACCAGCCTATACCCAGGCGCGCAAGTCACGTCAATCAAGATGGTGCTGGGCTATTGCAAGGCCGCTGGCCTGGACCCCATGCAAAAGCCCGTGCACATCGTGCCAATGTATGACCGCAATCTTGGCGGCATGCGTGATGTCGTGATGCCTGGCATCGGCCTGTACCGCACCCAGGCTGCACGCACCGGTTGCGCTGGCGTGACCGAACCAGAATTTGGCCCTGACGTGACCGAGATGATCGGTGGCCAAGAAATCACCTATCCCGCCTGGTGCCGCGTCACCGTGAAGCGCCGCCTGCCCACGGGCGAGGTCGTGGACTTCACCGCCAAAGAGCTGTGGAAAGAGAACTACGCCGTGCGCGGTGGCAAAGAAAAGTCTATCGCACCCAATGCCATGTGGACTAAGCGCCCCTATGGCCAGATTGCCAAGTGCGCAGAGGCCCAGGCCCTACGCAAGGCGTTCCCAGAGATTGGCAGCGAGCCCACCGCCGACGAAATGGCTGGCAAGTCGCTGCACGAGTACGACACCACGATCGACGCCGACACTGCTGAAGTCACTGGCCGAAAGCCGACCGTCACCATGCCCGCCCGCAAGTCTGCGCCAGCGCCCGAGCAGGCCGTGACCGATGCACCGCCCAAGGCCGAGCCGCACCAGCGCCAGGCTACCGACGGGGCACCGGCCACCGTGGGCGAAGTCGCCTACATCCTCAAGAAGATCAACGCTAAGGGCGTGACGATCCCGCAGGCGCGCCAGATGGCCGGCCTCGCTGAAGGCGAGAACCTGGAAGGTCTGACCAAGGACGGCTTCATCGCACTGAAGGACGCGCTGGCATGAGCACCGGACTGACCTTCGACGAAGCGACGCACACCTACCGGTACAACGGGATCGTTGTGCCTGGCGTGACGACGATCCTCTCGCCTCTGACCGACTTCAGCCGCGTGCCGCCGCACGTCCTGCGCGCCGCCGCCGACTTCGGTACCGCCGTGCACCTAGCCTGCGAGCTGGACGACCTGGGCACGCTCGACATGGACTCCCTGGACCAGGCCCTTGTCCCCTACCTCACAGCCTGGCGCAAGTTCAGCGCCGAGCATGAAGTGGAGTGGACCCAGATCGAGCAGCCGGTCTACCACAAGGCCCTGGGCTACGCCGGGACGCTCGACCGTCTGGGCAGCGTAAAGGGCCTGGCCACCGTGCTCGACATCAAGAGCAGCGGACAGCTCTACCCGAGCGTCGGCCCTCAGCTCGCGGCCTACCAGCAGGCGGCCGTACAGCCGACGGTTCAGCGCATGGCCGTGCAGCTCAAGAGCGACGGCACCTACACCGCGAAGACCTACACGGACCCGACCGACTGGCCGGTCTTCGCCTCCCTTCTCACGCTGCGCACCTGGTGCGCGCGCCACGACATCACCCCCAACTTCAAGGACTGAACCATGGAAACCAAAACCCAAGACACCGTGACCTATGACGCCAGCAGCGCCGTCGTGCTCGCCGGGAAGGCGCAATCGGCGCTCGCCAGCGCCAGCGACTTTGTGATCGATAGCCACACCATGTTTGAGCTGGCCAGCGATGACCTGAAGCAGGTCAAGGCCCTGCAAAAGGAAGTCGAAGAAAAGCGCACCGGCATCACCGGCCCGCTCAACCAGGCAGTGAAAGCCGTGAACGACCTGTTCCGCTCGCCCAAGGAATACCTGGACAAAGCCGAAGCCACGCTGAAGCGCGCCATGGTCACCTGGACCACCGAGCAAGAGCGCCTGGCGGCCATCGCGCGCGCTGAAGCAGAAGCCGCAGCCCGTGCCGAACGCGAGCGCCTGGCGGCCATCGAGCGCGAACAGCAAGAGGCCGCTCGCAAGGCACAGGAAGAAGCCCAGGCTGCCGCCGCCGCTGGAGACCAGGAGGCCGCAGCGCGCGCCATGATCCAGGCACAGGCCGCACAAGAGCAGGCTGCAATGGCCGCCGTGACGGCGAACGTCGTCACTGCCGCGCCCGTCGTGGAAGCCCCGACGAAGGTCTCTGGCATCAGCGGCCGCATGACGTACAGCGCGGAAGTAACCGATCTGATGGCGCTGGTGCAAGCCGTCGCGACTGGTGCCGCCCCGATCGAGGCGATCCAGGCCGATACCAAGTTCCTCGGCGCACAGGCCCGCGCGTTCAAGAAGACCGGCCAGCTCTACCCCGGCGTGATGGCCGTGGCCGAACGCAGCATTTCGGCACGCGCTGCCTGAAGGAAAGCCTCATGAAGCAGTCGCAGACCGATTGGATTCTGACCAGGCTGAAGCAAGGCCCCGTCACCGCGATTGACGCGCTCAACGGTTGCGGCTGCTTCCGCCTGGCTGCCCGCATCAACGACCTGCGCCAAGCAGGCTACGACATCGAAACCCAAACCATCGAACTGGCGAACGGCAAGCACGTCGCTCAGTACCACCTGAAAGAGAAAGAGACAGCGACATGCTGAACCAAGTCCAGATCATCGGCCGCGTCGGCAAAGACCCGGAAGTCCGATACCTACCAAGCGGCGAAGCCGTCGCCAACTTCTCCGTGGCCACCACCGAGAAGTGGAAAGACAAGCAATCGGGAGAGCTGCGCGAAGAGACCGAATGGCACCGCATCAGCACCTTCGGCCGCCTGGCTGAAATCGTCGGCCAGTACGTCAAGAAAGGCGGCCTGGTCTACGTGAGCGGGAAGATCAAGACCCGCAAGTACACCGACAAGGACGGCTCGGAAAAGTACGCGACGGACATCCGCGCGAACGAGCTGAAACTGCTCAGCAGCCGCGAGAACAACCAGGGCGGCGAGCACGCCCCGCGCGCCAGCACGCCCCAGCAACGTCCTGCGCCAGCCGCCCAAGGGTCCGGCTTCGACGACATGGACGACGACATTCCTTTCTGATCGGCATCACTATGTTCAAGCAACTCACTGTATTCAAGCTCGGCGACGAGTTCGAGATTCCCAGCATCGATGACTTCGACGCAATGCTGGATGCCCAAGCCTTCCAGCCGATCGGTGCGACACAAACCCTCTCAGCGGGATTTGTTCCGCCTCGCGGATTCGAGAACGGCCAAATGGTTGAGTCGATCAACGGCCAACGCATCATGACCGTGGCCATCGAAACCAAGTCGGTACCGACTGCCCTGCTGCGCGAGAAAACCAACGAAACATGCGAGCGCATAGAGGAGTCCACTGGCCGCAAGCCTGGCAAGAAGGAGCGCCGCCAGATCACCGACGAGGTGCTGCTGGCGCTGCTGCCCACAGCCTTCCCAAAGAAGTCCCATGTCCCCGTGTGGATCGACGCCAAGCGCCGCCTTCTGGTGATCGGCAGCACTGCGCAGTCCAAGGTGTACACCGTGACCATGCTGCTCATGAAGGCCGCGCCTGAAATGCGCATCCAGGTGCTCATCACCAAGGCCACGCCATTGTCGTCAATGACCTCATGGCTGCTGGCCGAGACACCGGACGACTGGCCCGACAACCTGAACATCGAGCGCGAATGCGTGCTCAAGTCAACGGGTGAGGACGGCGCCACCGTCAAGTTCTCCAAGCACCACCTGGCCAACGATGAGGTGCGCAAGCATGTCACCGAGGGAAAGCTGCCGATCGCCCTGGCCATGAGCTGGGATGGCCGCATGTCCTTTGTGCTGACCGAGCACCTGCAATTCAAGAAGGTGCAGTTCCTCGACGGCGTGATGGATGTGAGCGACGAGCACGAGGACCGTTTCGACGCCGATGTGGCGCTGGCCACCGGCCAGATCGGACAAATGCTCGATGACCTGATCTATGCCCTCGGCGGCGAATTCAACTGATCCCCCAACCAACTGAAAGACCACTATGACTGACCAATCAATCGAACAAGAAATCCAAGCCAAGGGCAAGACCGCGCCCCGAGTCACGCCTGCGGACATCGAGGCCAACATCGCCAAAGAGGTGTTCTTCACCGCTGCGGACGGCATGGCTGGAGCCTGGCGTAATGGAGAGGGCAAAAACCAAGGTTCAGTAAATACAGAGCACGAACTGCTGACGTTCTGCGTGCTTACTTTACGCAACGGCTTCACCGTCACCGGTGAGTCGGCCTGCGCCAGCCCCGAGAACTTCGACGCCGAGATCGGTCGCAAGATCGCACGCCAGAACGCCGTGGCCAAGATGTGGCCGCTCATGGGCTATCACCTGCGCAGCAACCTGCACGCCATCGAATCGATGATCGGCAAGCCAGATGAAAACGACTTCCCCCTGGGCAAGGCCTGCGACCTGAGCGGTGAAGGCACCTGCGAGGCCTGCCAGTAATGAATCGGGCCAAAAGCGGATGCTGGCCACTGGGGTTCCCGGTGGAGCGCACCAGACGCAGCGAGTAGGCCCACCAATTAAAAGAGCAACATGACAACACTTACCTGGCCAGACGGCACACCAAAAAGCCGCGGCAATGCTTTCTCGATTGCAGGAGCGTCTGACATCGGCAAGACGATGCAGCGGTCCGCAAGCATTTCCAGCACCGTCACCAAATCCGTCAACAAGATGCGCGCCAGCGGCAAAGACCTTTCGACCATCCCAGGTCTGAGCGATAACAGCGATCGTCAACCACGCGACCCCAAGCGATTCGCCGTGGCGAGCAAAGGGTAAGGGGCAAGAATGAGCGAAGAAGAATTCCTGGACGCCGACGAGATTGTCAGGATCACCGGGTACAAGCACGTCGCCAGTCAACGCGAATGGCTCGACAAGAACGGCTGGAAGTACGTCGTCAACGCATCTGGCCGCCCAATCGTCGGACGCTGGTTTGCGCGCCTGCGCCTGGCAGGTGTCCAGCCGACCGCGACCAGCATCGAATCTGCCTGGAAGCCAGACTTCTCGACTTTGGGTTAACCTATCATGATGCGACCCAAAACCAAACACAGCGATCTACCGCCGCGAATGCTGCGTCGCTCGCGCACGCTCAAGAGCGGGAAGGTCTGGGAAGCGTTCTACTACAACGGGCGCGACACCGATGGCCGTCGCATCGAGATACCACTGGGCTCGGACCTGAACGAGGCAAAGCGCCGCTGGGCAGAACTCGAATGCAGGACCGCGCCACCCGAAACCGGCCTGATGAAGTTCATCTTCGACCGCTATGAGCGCGACATCATTCCGGCCAAGGCACTCAATACGCAACGCGACAACGCCTTGTGCTTGACCAAGCTGCGTGCCGTGTTCGACAGCGCCCCTATCGACGGCATCACACCACAGATCATTGCCCAGTACCGCGACAAGCGCGGAGCTGCTGCGCCGGTACGGGCGAACCGAGAAATCACGCTTCTCTCGCACGTTTTCAATATGGCCAGGGAATGGGGCTTCACCGCCAAGGAAAACCCGGTCAAAGGCGTGCGCAAGAACAAGGAAAAGCCGCGCGACTACTACGCTGAAGACGACGTTTGGAAGGCGGTTTACGCCAAGGCGTGCAACGAACTCAAGGACGCCATGGACCTGAACTACCTTACCGGACAGCGACCAGCCGACGTGCTGAAAATGCGCCTGACCGACGTGAAGGATGGCGCGCTAGAGGTTCGCCAAAACAAAACTTCGAAGAAGTTGCGCATCCTGCTGGAAGCCGATGGCGTGCGGACCGAACTTGGCTGTCTGATTGATCGGATCAAGGCGCGAGACCGCAAGGTGTCCAGCATTTTCATCGTCGCCACGGAGGGCGGGGCACCGCTCAACAAGTGGACCCTGCGCACACGCTTCGACGATGCCAGGACGGACGCCGCAAAGGCTGCCACAGAAGCCGGAAGCCTGGACCTGGCTGCCAGGATCAAGGCTTTCCAGTTCCGCGACATCCGACCGAAGGCTGCCAGCGAAACCGACCTGGCGCACGCAAGCAAGCTACTTGGTCACACCGACAAGCGGATCACAGAGACGGTTTACCGTCGCGTAGGCGAAGTGGTCAAGCCGACAAGGTGAACGTGCAGACCAAAGAAAAAGGCCCCGATCATGGGGCCTTTTTGCATGTGGCGGAGACGGTGAGATTCGAACTCACGGAAGGCGTAAACCTTCGTCGGTTTTCAAGACCGATCCATTAAACCACTCTGGCACGTCTCCAAATTCGAGCCCCATCGCTGGGGGGGTTGCGGAAACGATTTCCGCAAGTTGCGGAAACGATCCAAAAAAAGCATTGCAAATCAACAGCTTGGAAGGCGCTGCAACGGCTTTCAAGACCGTTGCAATCGACCACTCTGCCACTCTTCCCGGGTCTGCTGGCTTGCATTGTAACGGCAAGATCGACTCTATCCGTCCCGCCTTCAAGTCGCGTTCAGTAAGCCCTTGCGCTCGATGT